GGTTCCGCCGAAGCCGATTGGGGACGGTTGGCTGACTTGTATGACGCGCACAATCTAAGCCTGAGCGTCATTGCCGATTACGAGTTCATGGATTGGCCTGAGACGTTAGGCGACATACTGAACGGCAAAGGGGCGGACTGCTGGAATCTCGACGGTATGGCGTGGCACCTGTACAACCATGAGGAATGCACTGTCGATGATTCTGAGGGCGCATGGCCCAGCGTTGACGACTTGCTGGACTTCATATCTTCCGATGACGTTGAGACGTGCGCCTATGCGCAGCAGTTTGTCGAGTGTATGGATTCGGGCGACTATGTGGCCGCGTGCAGGGCGCTTAAGGCTCTCGACTTGGAGCTGTGGTATTCGGGTCTGTCTTTGACGCTCTCTTGCTGAAATCAATCAATCTATTTGAAAGTGAGGAAAACGAATGTATGTGAGTGAGGTTCGCAAGGATAGCGACTTGTATGAGAGGCTGCGGGAGGTCTGGGATGGCGTGGATTATTCCGGGTTGCCGTCGTTCGAACGTGTGTTGCCGGATATTTTGAAATGGGTGGATGGCATACGTGCCGTCGATACGGTTTTCAACGATCATACGTATCAGGTGTCTAGGCTGTCGTATTTCGACGATGCGCTGGATGAGAGCAATATCGAGACGGCTGTGAAATGGCTGTCTGAGTATGATTATGTGTCCCGCGCGTTCTGTGGTGTCGGCTATGCGATTGAGCTTACGGACGGTTACGGCGAGCTGTCCGAGCAGGCCGTGGTGCAATATGCCATCAATTTGATTTTGGGTGATGGCCGTTACTATCCGGTGCTGGATGAGGATGATTACGAGCGGCGTGAGACGGCATGGCTGCGGGACTACTTCGATGGCGAGATGTCGGATGACATGCTGGATGGCGCTGACAGGGCTGCCGTGTTCGAAGCGTGGCGTGACGCCACGGATGCGGTGTCGGGCGACATGCATGTGGACACGGCGAAGCTGCCTGAGTATGTCAAGATGGCTAAGGCGGTGGCGTGATGCGTGATCGTAAGAGGATTCTGGGCGCTGTCGTAATCATGGTTGCCGCGCTGGTTGTCGCGTGTTCGCCAATCTGTAATCCTAGGCCGGTTGCCGACCCTCATGGGACGCCTGAGCAGCAGTGGTCTTGGTGGCTGGGCGAGTATGCGACGGCTGACTATGGTCAGGCTGATTTGGCTGGCTACACGTCGCTGTCGGATATTCCGCAATGCGAGATGGAGGACGGCAGCACTGGTGACGGCTACGAGCGCATATGCGAGTGGCGCGGCGGTTCCGCTGGCAATCGTATGGGCGAGTCTTACGTGCTGGTTGACGGCAGCAAGGTGCTGTCGTGGAGCGGCACGGGGAAATGAAAGTGCCGGTCTCAGGTAGGACTGCGACCGGCCATGCAATCAATATTCACCACTAATTGCAAGGAGATTCTATCATGCCGTTTTCATTGTTGGGTGACGGAGAGTTTGAGTTGCGTCCTGAATATGATTCGGCCAAGTCGTTCTATGGCAAGGCTCGTGTCACATTCATGGGTGACGGTTCCGGCGCCGGCGTGACTCTGACATCATACGAGACGCCGATTGTGACCCTGTATCTCACTTCCAAGGGTGAGGTTGGGAGTGTCTTCTGGATTCATCGGCATCCGGCCGACCTGTCCAATACGACGTGGCGTCATATCCGTGAGTTTTTCAGGCAGGCCGGGCTTAAGGCTGATAGCAAGGCGCAATGCCTGCGTGACTATGCGCGGGGGCTTTACTGACATGGCGTGCCTGTGGACTGTGGAATATGTCGGCGGCGCTCTCAAGGTGTGGCGTCATAGGTCTCAGGCTGACGCCGAAGCATATAAGGCCGAGGCCGAGGATGCCGCCGTATCCGGTGACGTGCTTGTCTCATGTGAGGTCGTGGACAGTGGTACGGCGCGGTTGCGCATGGTTGACCGTCTGGAACGCGACGGCGTTGGCATGAGGTCCCGTCTCATGCGATTGAGTCTGAAGAATCTTGTGGAACTTACAGATGAGTTCTGCTGTTGAGCGAAAGGAAAGAACGATGAGTGTTGTTATTGATCGGGATGGGCGTCCCGTGTCTTATGAGGCCGCTGTGAATCTCATGGATGACGAGTTGCGGGAGCTGTTGCACGCGAATCTCGCGCCGTGTTCCGAGCAGGAGTTTTTCGACGCCTATTTGGATGCCCACTGCGTCAAGTATGGCGAAGAGTTTCGTATCGATTGAAAGGAAAGAATGATGATTACCGTTGAAGAGTTGAAGGGAATGCCATTGGATGAGCCGATTGGCGAGGCTGTCGTGAATGACATCGAAGTCATGGCGAACACCGGTTTGAGCCATTTCATCAAGAAGAGTTTCGAACCTTGCGAGGGTGTCTACCGTATCGACGATTTCGGCGACTACGTGCCTTATGAGGATTGGCGGAAGTTCTGGTCCGCGTTTCCCGAATGGTGCGAGTGGGTGTTCTTCCTGCATGACAATGCGCATTCCGATGACTATTGGAATTTCACCACGGAAGTATTGGGCAGGCTGACTCCCATTGAAATCGGTGAGCAATATGACGCTTCCTCTGATTACGACATTGACTTCGTGTTCTACACGGAGGCCGACGATGAGGGGCATGTGTGATGGACGCCCATGATTCCGACGTGTGTGTGAATGTGGTCGGCAAGTCGTTGGAGGCCGTCAGATTGCTGTCGAATCTTGGGAGCGGGAACGCTCCCGATTCGGCTTACGTGCTGGCCGCTTACGACCAGTTGACGACTGCGGCGTACCTGTTGCATCAGATTATCCCTTGGACCAAGGAGGAAAAACAGTGAGCAAACATGGCTTCTTCTCCCCTATCGCCGAATACGATGGGTTCGATTATGCGTCCGGCAGGTCGTTCTGGCGTCGTCGTTCGCTGCCGTCGCTCCTGTGCGAGTGGCTTGGCGAATGGTTCCGTGGCGTGAGGGCGGCTCGCATGGGCTATTCGACCTGGCTGTACGTCCAGTGTTCCGGTGGCTGCATGATTCCAGTGGACATGCTGGACTGGAATGAGGATTGGATTGATTGATGTCGGCGGCGTCCACCAGCCGTCGATGATATGGTGTTTTTGATCGGAAAGGAGTGTGGCATGGGGTTGCGTGAGCTGCGGAAACGTTCGAACATCACGTTGGAGCAGTTGAGCGCGTTGACCGGCTATGACATGCCGA